CGCTCTTCGAGGAGATCGAAGCAACAGCACAGGTGGTTTGGCTAGAAGCGCAGAAGCTGCTGACAACTTCTTGCGTGGCACCGCTTCTGTTGGAGTTAATGCAAAGCCAGTATTTGACTTTTCGGAGGAAGGCGCAGGATGAATCTGTTCCTGCACGACATGAACAAGTCTTTTGGTGACTTGTACAAGGCTGTCAAGATTAACTTGGCGCCTAAGACTTCGGGGGCACCAGCAGACGCTGGTGCTCCTAAAGCTCCTGGCGCTGCTGGTGCTCCTAAAGCTCCTGGCGCTGCTGGTGGTGCTCCTAAAGCTCCTGGCTCTTCTAAGGCTCCTGGCGCTGCTGGTGGAAATCTAAAGTTTACAGATTGTCCGTTTGGCGGTGGTTCTGAGTGCCAAAAGCATGGCGGAAATGGTGCGCCTAGGCACAAAGTTGGCGGCAAAGAAATGCAGCTCCACCAAGAAGCCATGGCAAGCAAGACCGCTGCGAAAGAACCAAAAGCAGAAAAGCCAGAAGCCGAAGGTATTGGAGGCGTGGGAGAAGGTTCCTCATTGAGGAATAAGCAGCTGAGCGCGATTAGTTCTCGGGCCAAGAAGAAAGCTACTGGGCCAAAAGAAGAAGATATAGGCACTGCCGATACGCAGGAGATGCCTGCTACAGAGGGCAAACCCTCCTTGTTGGCTCCGTCTAGCTCTTTGCCCAAGACTCTGAATCTAGACGAGGATGACGAACCCAAAAAAGAAGACATAGGCACTGCTGACACGCAGGAGATGCCTGCTGTAGCTAGAACTGCTCCTGATCCCGCACGACGCAGGCAGGACACACCAAATCCCCTCTCGGCTGAAAATGCACCTGCAGATAGTAAGCCTATGGACCACTACAGGCTTGCTCAGGTGGCCAAAGAACTTGGTGACACAGAAGAGTCTGACAAGCATGAAAACCTGGCAATAAAGCGTACGGATGGTTGGACCTCCGAGCAGCACAAGGAACTAGCAGACCAATTAAAAGCTGAAGGCATGTCAGACTTGGCAGGTCGCCACTACTCTATCCACGAAAAGGTCAATGCTCCACCTGCCGAAGAACCGGCAAAACCTGCAGAAGAAGTATCTTCCGCGTCTACACCCTCCTCTGAGGCCAAAGAAAAGAACGCAGAGACTGGGGATAAAGCTAAGAAGCTAGCAGAGAAGCTGAAGCAAAAGAAGCAGAAACCTCAAAAGGAACCAGAAACCGAAGCAGAAAAGCTTAGGCACGAAACGCATACTGACAGAGCGAAGGACTTAGCAGAAGCTATTAAGTCCCACTTGGATAACAACACCGAGCTATCAGACAAGGACAGGAAAAGAGCTGAACGTGCCCATGCTATCAGCATGTTTCACTCCGACCTGAAGCACGTACCAACCGCTGCACATAAAGCGGAGCTTTCCGAGGCAGAGAAAGCAGCCAAAGAACTTGGCGTGCATGAATCATATCGAACTCCTGGTATAGCTGAACTGGACGACCTAGTTGAGAAGAAGAAACAAAAGGAAGCCAAGGCTGAGGCTAAGAAGCAAGCTGGAGAAGCCAAGGCTGAGGCTAAGAAGCAAGCTGGAGAAGCCAAAGCTGAGGCTAAGAAGCAAGCTGGAGAAGCCAAGGCTGAGGCTAAGGAGCAAGCTGGAGAAGCCAAGGCTGAGGCTAAGGAGCAAGCTGCTCAACCCAATGAGCCTGAGTCCGAACTAGACCACGCTAAAATGCACGACCACAAGGGCCGCGCTGAAACGTTGAGGGACAGCGTACAGTCTCATTTGGACAACAATCCTAACCTCTCTGATTCTGAAAAAGAAAAAGCAAGAAGAATGCTAGGTGCTCTTGAAGAGCATACAAACACGGATAAGGTGCCCAGCGCTGCGCAATCTAAAGCTTTGAAAGAGCTAGAGAAGATGGCTGGTGACATGAAAAAGCCTTACTCAGAGTCTGAGGAAGATGGTGGGGATGCAGGCGGTGGAGGTGGCGAGCCGCCCAACAGAACAGCAAGCAGTTCGTTGTTCCGTGACCTGCTGGATGCTGCGTCTTCGGGCTACGCAGGATCCGCAGGAATGGCACAAGCCGCAGTATCTGAGCGCGGGGCTGGCCAACTGGGTCAACAAACAGTAAACTATGGGATTACTGGTGCTATAGCTTCAGGGCATTCGTTATTGCACGGCGTAGGTAATATAGAACCAAGATACAAATCTCCATCCGTACCAAATGTCGGAGATATGGATGAACAAGCTGCTGAATCTGAGGAAGAGGCAATTGACGCACAGTCAGACGACGAGGACGAACCAGCGGATGAGCCTACAAAAGAAGTAAGTAAATCGCAAAAGCAGGCAGGTCAACGCATTTTCCTTAGATAGGTGGCAGGAGTCGCTGCATGAATCTGTATCTAGATTTGAACAAAGCTGTACAAATACCTTCTACAGGTACTGACTCTGTTACAGGAGCCAGAGCAGCGCGTTCTTACGAAGAGTCGTTCACCAGGCACAGTTCTGGTGCTCTGGGTGGTGACGCGTCTCCGGATGACCCGGATGTTGGACGCAAATGGCGCAAGGCAGAGCAAGGAGATCCAGAGTCACTAGATGCCGAGTTAGAGAAGGACCGAGAGAAAGACTCACAGATTGCACAGGAACGTGGAATAGTAGTTAGAAAAGAAGAAGTTAAAGACACTAACAAGGCACTGGAGATACTGAAATCTCTTTCAGGTGATTTACACGAACAGCTAGCCTACTATATGCCAAATGAACGGGAGGTTGAGTACCTGACTGTGGTTAAAGGCAATTCTGTGGAAGATGTGATGAAGGGTTATGTCAGAATTTCTGGCTACGAACGTGCCAGGTTTAACGAATGGCTGCATACTAGGCTCATGTCTTCGATACACAAATTGGTGGTTAAATGACTTCGCTTCCTGACTACACGCAATGGGTAGAGAAGGTGTCTGAGTGGAGAGACGCCACCAGCATGATACCTGCTGTGGTTCACGATGAGATAGTGAAATCTAAGCTTGACCCAGCAAAAGCTAAGCAAGGTCCTCGTTCGCTTGTATTCGACCCACTGTCCGTCCAGTTCGCGATGGGTTACAAGGATCGTAGGTATTCACTTACCTACGAAACGTTAAAGCGTATACCCACGCAGCTTTCTTTGATTGCTGCAATCATACAGACTAGGTGTAATCAAGTAGCCTCTTTCGCTGTTCCGTTTAGGATGACTAAGTCTCTTGGCTTCGCCATCAAGCACAAGAATCCTGCGCGCCTAACCACGAAGGGTGAACGCGAGTTCATACAGAGCTTGGAATCCTTCATCTATCAGTGCGGGGCACCTGATCCGAATCCGCACAGTGCAATCATAAGAGATGATTTCGAAACATTTTTAAAGAAGCTGGTCAGAGACTCTCTCATGTTTGACCAGGCTTGCCACGTAGCTGGTACGCAAGTAACACTTGCTGACGGTACGACCAAGTCCATTGAGGACATAGAGGTAGGAGACATCGTAATCTCGCACGACGGAAATCCCCACAAGGTATTACACCCTACACAGCGATTGTTTACTGGAAATCTGTGTACAATCAAATCTAGGGGCGTTGCTGTCACTGCCACAAGTAACCATCCTTTGTTGGTGCTAACCAACAAGCAGGCACACTTAGCGCAACAGCACGTTGACCATAAGCCTGAGTGGATTCCTGCAGGTGACGTAACAGTTGATATGTACCTAACCTACCCCAAGGTTAAACTTCCTACTACTTGCCATTCTTCATTTAGCCCATTTACGCACGATCTGTTTGATGATTCTTATTTTTACATAAGAGTTGACGACGTCACAACGGAAGCGGTCGAGAGTCACCCAGTCTACAACATGGAAGTAGAGGACACGCACAGCTATATAGCTAATGGTTACGTGTCTCACAATTGTTTCGAAATTGTACCAGATCGCAAAGGGCAGCCTTACGAATTCCTAGCTATTGACGCGTCTACTATTCGGCTGGCAGCCAACAACTTAGACATGTCTTTTTCCACGGCAAATAGGCTGAACAACAACCTATACACAGGAATTAGTCCAGCCGCTAATCAAGCGTCACCGTACAAGACCCTTCAGGTTAGAAATCCAGAAACCCAAGACGTACCTTCATATGTGCAAATCATAAACGGACAAATACGTAACACATATACGTACAACGAACTAGCTTGGGGTGTAAGAAACCCAAGAAGCGATATCTACATTCAGGGTTACGGCTACGGAGAGCTTGAGCAGCTAGTAACTACGATTACTGCTCATTTGTATGCAGAGGAATACAATCGAAGGTTCTTCATGCAAGGGTCTGCACCTAAGGGCATACTTAACTTCAAGGGAGACAACTTAACTCCTGACCAGCTTGAGGCTTTCCGACGTCAATGGAGAGCCAATCTTGAAGGCACAGAAAATTCTTGGCGCACACCAATTCTGCAGACGGAACAAGGAGTGGATTGGATCAACCTACATCCTTCGAATCAAGAAATGGAGTACGGTCAGTGGATGGAGTATCTACTTAAGCTGACTTGCGCTGTTTTCCTAATAGACCCAGCAGAGCTAAACTTCGACATGCATGGAGGAGTTCAGCAAACACCTCTATTTGAGTCTTCACAAGAATGGAAGTTAAAGGCCAGTCGTGATCGTGGCCTAAAGCCCATGCTTCGCTTCATAGCAAAGCTAATCAACAATCATGTAGTTTCGAAGATCGACGACCATTTCATGTTCGACTTCATGGGGCTAGATGAACTTACGGAGCAGGAGAAGCACGAGCTTCGCAAGGAACAAGTAAGCACGTATATGACCCTGAACGAAATCAGAAGGGCTGAAGACCTTCCTGATGTTCCTGACGGTGACATAATTCTTAACCCAACGTATACTACTGCACAGCAACAACGAAAGCAGTTGCTAATGCAGCAGCAACAGCTGGCTGCGTCCAGCGCAGCGCCTGCTGCACCTCCCCCAACTGAAGAAGAAGCGCCACAAGCGCAGAGCGGCAATGAGCCTTCTCCCGAAAAGCAACAAAACAATCAAGGTCCCCAGTATGCTGACAGCTTCACAAAGTCTCTTAAGGTACTTGAGATAAACCTCGAAGACGAATCAGAGTCTTGGATAGACATCTACCGGGGCTCAAAATGACATATTTGTACCTTGAGAAGTCCAGCAGAGAGCTTCAGGACCGCATCGACTTTCAAGGTCTGTCCATAGCTATAGAAAACAGAAAAGGAACCGTTCGACACTGGTACGACCCAGCTTCTGGAGAGCACGGAACTACAAAGATGAAGTATCCATATGGGTACGTTCAAGGAACTCTTGGCTTGGATAATGATGCGGTTGATGTGTTTGTCGGGGAGAATAAAACGTCCACAAAAGTGTTTGTGATTACACAAATGACTAGACCTGAGTTCAGAAAGATAGATGAACAAAAGGTAATGCTGGGATTTGACAACGCCAAATCTGCAAAAGCTGCATATTTACAGCACTTTAACGACCCCAGGTTCTTTGGTGATATGCAAGAGCTGACCTTGGATCAATTCAAGGAGAAGCTAAAGACCCATAGGGGAGAATTAATCAAACACTTGTATCTACGTGATGTATCTGCTACTATTCAGCGTATGCCTTTTGCTAGTGAGAAGCAGCGGCGCTGGATGTGGGCTAATGAGCCCGAAATGGCGAGAGAGTGGGAGACCCACAAGTCTTCCTGCAGCCATACTTCTGATGACGTCTGTAAGAATTGCGGAGGAACCTCTGTGTCAAAATCGGCTGAAACTATTGAGATTTTGAAGAGCTTGACGAGCAGGATGTTGACAGCATTTGCTCCAAGACAAAAGAACACTTCTTTGCCTGTGGATTCAGGCGAGGAGGTCACGGAAGTCACACTATTTGGTCCGCAGGTAGCTCAGGCACTGCACAGAAACAGGCCGTTTGAAGAGCCTATTGCACCAACCGTACGAGTCGCCGCACCTTTCCAGTCCGCTTCTCCTACTTCTCCAGATTTCATGACGTCTTGTAACTCTTGCGGCTATACACACAAAAGCCTGAGTGATTGCCCTCGTTGTGATGCTATCCGGAGTCAGAACCGAGAAGCAACACCAATCTGGAGAAGGTGATTCATGTTATATTTGCGCGCAGAGTTGCTTTCTAAGTCAGAGGAGGACGGAAAGCCTAGCAGCGGAGCTGACTCGGGAAAACCCGTGTCGGCTAAAGGTCGCTTCGAGCATCGAGGAGGCAAATATGCTGCGCGAGTACAGATTGGTTACGAAAAAGACGGGTCTCCTATGTACCGTTACTTCGCTACCGAGGAAGACTATCAAACTTACCTAAGCCGTAAGGGAAGGTCTAAAGAAGCTAAAAAGCTGGAGCGTAAAGTTAAGAAGGAGCACAAGGAAAGCTCGGAAAAGCAAGGAAGACTGGTTGTGGACCAGCCTGCATCCAAAGAACCTGGTCTCCTAGCTACTACTAAGAAAAGCTTTGCATTGTATGTGAGGATTTGAACATGTCGCATTTTCCAAGGTATCCAGTACGCTTTTTAGAGGGCAATTCCGAGCTACTTAAGAGTATGGGTGAAGTTTTATCGGGAGGACGACCCGGAGAAGGCACAGACTACGTTCCAACAGAAACTGCGGTCGAGGCGTCTACGATCGAACAGCAATACCGGGCACCTGTGGGTCGCGTCAACGGTAACGAAGTATTCCGTAGATACCCAAATGGCGACTTGGATTTAGACAATGCCAAGCACGTGGTAGTGGATATAATTCACAAGGTAAAGGACAAAGGGGACTTAACTGAACTTGAAAAGCTCATACTCGGATGTTTGTTCCCCCTGATGTTTCCCTTCGTGGATTCGCGACTGGCCGCTTCCCTTACCTCTGTTCAGCTGCGGTTGGTACCTTGGGAGTGTGCGCTCGTTCATCAGCTAGTAGCTGACCACCTGACGGCAGAGATGAGCTACAATGCTGGCATTGGCGGTGGCGGTGATCCCGGCAGAGCCCAGACGAGGTCTTGATGAAGATTCGTACGAATCTAAATCCTAGTCAGCTTAAGAGTGTTGGCCTAGGGTTGCAGAAGTTGGCGGAAGCTCAAACTAGCGAAATCGTTGCAGAAAACCCTGCGGAGCAAGAAATATTTCGGCAAATAGATGCTATGTTCGATGTCATGGCTAACAGCCTACAAGATGAAGTGTCTAGAATCTTGTTAGATAAGGAAGACTGATATGAGCAACTGGTCACCAAAGCCTCTACGCCCTGCGGCTGTTAACCCTCTTTTTGTAATGGTGGAACATGAGACCGTAGTAAAGGGGCTATCCCCCATGCAACGGCAGCGCCTGGAGGACGGTACGCCCCCTACGCGAACAGGCCACACCGCTTTAAGGCCAGCAGACCCTGCGTTGACCCTTCGCGCAGATTTGGCTAAAGGGTCGTACGCAGAGAGTCTAGAGCGTAAGAATCCAAAGCACGGTACTCCAAGACAGGATCCACAAGAGCCTCTTGGTGTAATCAAGTCGTATCTAGAGAAGGCTAAGGTCGAAGTAGCGGAAGATGAAGACGATGAAGACGACGAAGACGACGAAGACGATGAAGACGACGAAGACGAAGATACGCAAAAAAGCAATAACACGTACACAAAGCCAGAGCTTCGCGAAAAGATAAAGCGACAAGTAATGGCCGGATCAGATGGTGGCAAGCCCGGACAGTGGTCTGCTCGTAAAGCACAGCTGCTAGCACAGAAGTACGAAGCTGCAGGTGGCGGGTACAAGGGTCCGCGTACGAAAAAGCAAAGATCACTGTCTAAGTGGACAGATGAGAAATGGACCACTTCAGACGGTAAGCCTGCGGAGAGGTCCGATGGGTCTATGCGTAGGTATCTTCCAGAGAAGGCTTGGAAAGAACTTTCCGCTAAAGAAAAAGAAGCAACAAACAAGAAAAAGCTTGAGGGCTCAAAAAAGGGCAATCAGTTTGTTGAAAACACGGAAGCAGCAAAAGACGCAAGAAGAGAGCACACCCAAAAGAGCCTGAATCTATTTCACGATGCAATAGGACGCCTGCAAGAGACGTTACAGAAGTCAGCCGCCAAGTACGGGCACATAAACTTCAAGCCACCTGAGTCTGTTGCCGCCGCAGCAGCAAGGGGGCTTGAGTACAGGAAGAAGGCAAGCCCTTCAAACCGTGGAGGGTTAACACCCGAGCAGGCTAGCAAAGAGGGCATAGGTTCGGGCGTGCAGCGCGCGGTCAACTTGAAGAACAGAGATGCAGTAACGCCAGAGACCATATCGAAAATGGTTGCGTTTTTCTCAAGACATGCGAAGAATAAGAGCGTTTCACCTGAAAACAAGAGTGAGCCATGGAATGACAAGGGATTTGTCGCATGGCTGCTCTGGGGTGGCGACCCAGGAAAAGCCTGGGCAGAAAAGATAAAAGCTCAGATGGATCGAGCTGACGAGAGCGAATGATCCACGAAATAGCATATGGCAATTCCCAAGAAGATAAGGGAGCTTAGTAGAGTTGTTAAGCTTCATTCAAACTGGCTTGTCTACGCCACTCTGGGAGAGTCTGCGCTAACCAAGGAAGAAATAAAGGAGCTTGAACAGTATGGTCGGCTCCCTATGGGTAAATCCTTGGATTTGGTTAATCGTTCTTACGTTCTTGGCAGAATGAAAGCACTGCTAAAGCGTGCCGAATACAAACAAGTTTCCTACGAAGCCGCAGTAAATGAGACAGAGCGCTTGACACTGTCTCCTCTGGAAGAGCTAGTAATTGAACAAGCTAGATTGAAGGCTGGCTCATACCTCAAGAATCTAGCTACCGAGATAGGCAACGGCGTATTCGATTCTCTAGCGGCTTCTCTCGGCACAGTTATTACTGAAGCTACTGTTCGGGACATTGTTGCCAACGAGATAGAACTGGGGCTGCTCCAGAAGAAGACTTCACAAGAGGTCGCATCTTCGCTAGCAGCAAAGCTTCAAACTGGTCCAAAGAAGAATTGGAAGAGAGTAGCCCAAACAGAGCTACACAGGGCCAAGATCGCAGGTCACGCGCAGGCCATAGTCAACAAGATAGATGTTTACCAGCACAGTGCTGGAGCTGACTCTCTTGTAAGCGTAGTTCCTGCTCCACAATGTTGTGCAGACTGTACTGACCACTATCTAGACTCCAGTGGAAGTCCTAAGGTTTTCAAGCTTGCTGACTTATTGGCAGCTGGTAGCAATGACACTGCTTCTCACACCAAAAAAGCAGGCAAACATCTTCATTGGAAGACCACACTTCCTCCGCTTCATCCGTCATGTGGATGCCAGCTAGTCTACATCCCGCCTGGATATGGATGGTCTGCAGGCAAGCTTTCTCTGCTGCAAAAGTCTTTGTTTGAAGACTATATCCAAAAAGCACGCAGCGGCGTAAGCGGCGGAATTTCGTCTACGGTTAAGCCTAAGGGCGCACCTTCGCAGCGGGTCGAACGTGGGATCCCGTCCCAGCCTGGAGCAGCAGCTCCTGGCAACGTGGCAGGTCCTGGAAGGCCTTCTAGCAACCCTGCCACGCCGCCAAAGCCGCCTGCACCACCTGGTGGCGGTGGCGGTGGAAACATAAAGTATTCAGAATGCCAGTTTGGTGGTGGTTCTGAGTGCCAAAAGCATGGCGGAAATGGTGCAACACAACACAAGACTGGAGGAACTATTTTCCGGAAGCATCAAGAGGCTATTGCACGAGGAGCGAAGCCACGTACCGAGGCGGTACAAGAAGAACAAAAGCAGCAGCAAAAAGCACAAGCCACTGCTTACGACAAACAAGTACACCCTAAGGACGTGCTACTGACTCACCTGTCGGAGGGAGAATTTTCCACAGTAAAAGAACTTGGAAAAGAAGAAAAAGGTGCGAATATTTCGTACAAGGCAACTATTGTAGGTAACGGCAGTGGTTGTATGAAACCACCTCCGTCTTTTCCAGAAGACGCGTACCGTCCTAGCGCTGCAGGTATACCAGACGGCATATCCACTACACCTAAAAATCGCGGACAACACAGTGAAGTCGCGGCTCATCACCTAGCAGAAAGCCTTGGATTAACTGAACACGTACCTCCAACAACTTTGCGTCACGAAGTTGGGATGGGGGAGGGAATGAGCATACAGCACTGGCAGGAAGGTAAAAAGACAATCGAAAAACTGCGCGAAGACAACACAGAACTTAATGCTCGCATAGACGCGGTTTCGAAGGGTTACGGCGACGTTACCGCGATTATATCTTGTGTTCCTGAGGAACACAGAGATAAGGTGGAGACAAAGCTGCGTGAAATTGCTGTGCTTGACATCGTTCAAAACAATAATGATAGGCACTATGGTAACCTGGTCTTCTCAGAAGACTTGTCAGACGTGCGAGCCATAGACCACGGATTGTGTTTCGGCGCAGGAATGCAAGGGCACAAGAACACCTTAGCAAACGGATTTCAAAAGTACCATAAAGATGGACTGACCGTACCGGACCACTTGCTTACGCAGTTTAAGGCTCACAGCCTCGCAGATACTGAACGTCACCTGGAAAGCAAAGGAATATCAGACTGGCAGATAGCACAGACACACCTCAGAAAGAAATTCATAGCGCATCTTCAGGACACGCACGGACAAATTCCTATGCAGGCAACTAGGTCGGTTGTCTACGGCGCCGCTCTTTCCGATTCTGCTTCTCCAACATCGGATGCCAGGCATGGTGCTTTTGGTTGGTCAAAGGAAAATAGGATAAAAGAGTTTCTTGACACCGACGCAGAGGGACAACTGCCAGATCAAGTTTTTTCTAGCTTTGCTAAGC